TTGGTCCTGATTATTTTTTTTTTTATTTAATATAATCTAACTAATATTATTAATAGCTCAACAGTCACCACCACTCATAATCTTGAAGGTGATTCTGCCAAGGGCCAACATTCTTAGGACGATGAACCTCACGATCCAAGATTGACAATTTCAAAAGCTCATCACGAGTAGGAAAATTAGGATGAACAATCTTATAATTAATCTTCCTCAAATACTTACAATCCTCCTCAAGCCACTTGGGTAAATTACGAAACAAATAATCAGGACCAACAATACGAGATGAAATTGCAAACGAATGATTGTAAAGATACTCAAGAAAATAATAAGATATCGGATCAACACCAAGAGTATCATATGCCAGACCTATCAATCGAGAAAGATTAAGATAAATCGGAGAATCTCTATACTTAGGAACACCTGCACGCCATTGATATTGAGGAAAAGGCCGATAAGGAACAACCTTAGCAATCAAAGGACAAATATGATGAAGATTAAAATTAGCTGATTCAATAAGATGTCGTTTTAAATAAGTTGGACCAGTATATGCATGACTAACAACCTCATTATTCTGAACATTCAAATACGTTAACACACTAGTAAATTCCTCAAAATTTTTCATTTGAATACAATGAGCCGCAGCCATATATTGAGCAAAACCACGAATATTGATAACATCCCTCAAAACCTTAGGATAAATTTTCAAAAGGTCATCACCATAAACAAATATCGCAATCATTCTATAAGCCAAATTTTTCCAAATCAAACGACGATTAGAAACAGAAGACCGCTCCATTACATAAAAAATATAGGACAACCAATAAATAACACCTACTATCCATGAATCTCCATGACTTGTTTCCAATGAACCAGACGGCATCACGCCAATCAATAAAACATAATCCCTAATCCACCGAACAGTTTTACCAGCAAGCTGCTCAGCACACGACTCCAAAATATACTGAAACATACGATAATTGGGATCATCATCATCACGCCTAATCCAAATTTGAGCGAACATCATATAAATAACTAAAGGAAGAGCAGTTATCACAGTATCAAGCGCTTTTATATCACCAGAAGAAACTAACATAGAACCTTCAGCAACACGGCGATATGAACAATTAACATTTATTGGAGAATCCCCAAAAAGAGCAACTCTCTCATACTTGTCACACATATCACCGCACAAGGCACGATATAACATTTCAGCACCACCACGCGTCCAAGTGAAACCAATAGATATATTAACAGTCATATTTCGAGCAAACCCTTCCCCATAAATATCCTTACAATCAGGAAAATAGGTCCGCTCACCTTTCATTCTAGTTATAAAAAATTGATGCAACAAATAATCATTGGATAAGAAAAACAACCTACTTTTCATATACATCTCTTTAACAGTAGCATCATCATACTTTCCTTCATCAATAGGAGAAAGATTCTGCTCCTTAACTGACATAGTTGTAATAAAAGACTTAACATTCTTAGGATAAGGAACAAGACCATCAACAGTTTCATCCAACGCAATAAAACATGTCTCCAACATCTCTTTAATTA